TCATTAAGTACCAAGCATTACTATGTTAAGTAAAATAGTAATATGTAATAATACCCTATTTTACATGGAATGGCTATGTACATGGGTTTCAAATAAGAATAGTTAAGTACATTAATTGAAGACATATTTCTTTATAGAGTCAAAAAATGGGAGATTTTAGACCCTATAAATATTATACCTAGTAGGGAGTTATTAGAAAAGTACAACTAGAAATTGAAATATCAATTTGTTGATAACGATGAATAGCATTATAGGTATGAGCCTGAGATAAATAACAGACTCTAGTTGAGTTTATATGATCTTTTAATGTTGATAACAAATGATTAATTAGTTATGGGCAAAATTCACCAGAGTGTAAGATCATATGTAAAAATTATAGATATGTCTGAAAAATAGGATAAATAAAAAATTGTGTATAAAAAGAAAAAAGAATCAAAAGTGGATAAGGATTAAAATAAGGCTGTTTAGCAACTAAACGCAAAGATGAAAAACATGGATTATGTTAATAAAATAAAGAAACAGTTTAACATAGGAAATCCAGAATACAAAAACATCAATTTAGCAAAGTAAGGCTAAAAAGATGTTTTCAAAAATTTTGAAGATCATTTTAGGAACTACAAGCCAGTTACTATTCTTTCACTTATTGGTTTAAAAACTGCTGCTCACTTAGATTCAAAATTTTAGAATGCAGGAATAGAAGAAAAAAGGAAGATTATGTATAAAATACTAATGGATGATCTTCCACCCCAATTAATGTCAGCAATAGCTAGTGGAGCACCATATTTATTGAATATGTTATGGAATCGAGTTAAAGATTACAAACCTATATAAAAAGTTAGGTAAATTTTCAAGGATACATTGGGGATTGATTTGAATGATGATTAAGGAGGTTATAATAATTTTACTTACAATTCATCAATGAAGGGTTAATTATTATGGGATTAAATGGATGATAGGTACGCATCATAAGTTAAAGATATTGACGGAGTAAATACTCAGGCAATATCATCCATTCTATTTCCTGAATTGGAAAGTTGTAGAATACCTTCTTAATCATCTATAAAAACAGGGATTTATTCAAGAGTTTTTTCTACTACCGTTACTACAAATAGTGCCGGTAATGCAATAGTAGTGATTTTCCCTGATTTAATTAATACTACAGCTGGTTTTGCAGGATATGTTAATATCTACAATGATAGTACTTTGAATGTCAATTCTGGAGCTTAAACTCCAGCTGCAAGTGCAATAGCCGGTCCTCTAAATGGATATGGAGGTTATTCTTAATTACGTGTTTCAGCTACAAGTGTAGAATTACAATCAATCGTATCATAATTAAACAATTAAGGAAGAGTAGTGACATGTATGAGTAATTCAACCACTCCTGGAACAGGTACATCTGCCTTAGTTTCACTTGACAATGTTCGAGATCG